CCGGCCAGATTGCCCGCATGGTCGGTTTTCCGTCTTCGGAAACTAACCCATCTACTGATTGGTAGGAATGTGTGTCATTCTGTATGACACAAGGAGTGACCATATTTGGCTTGACGCCGAAAACCTCCGGACATCTATTGTAGATGTCGAAAAACAAAGTTGCAGCATGTAGTGTGTTTTCAACTTTGTGCGTGGAGAAATAACGTTCCACGTCTGATATATGGGGGATTTTATTAGAGCACAATCGTATGTGTGCTGCTTGAAACGTGTCCGATCGTATGGTACACGCTGGTGTTTCCTCGGCATAAGCCATGCTATGCCACAATTCCACTACTCCTTCATCATTGGTTTTTGTAAACCTACTATACATTACGCCGCCTTTATTGAATTGGCGCCGTCTCAGCCTCCTGCCAGGCAATATCCATCCAAAGACGAACGGTACGAACCGAACAGGGTTGAAATATATCAATCGCCTTGTTTCGGTCACGCGTAGCTGCTCTATCAAGTATATGTATGAGCCTTTCCACGTGTCGATGACTATATGGTCGTCATCGTAGTCCCAGAGTTGATGTCTGTATCTGGAACCGCCGTTTGTCACCGTTTCCACGGTGTCGTCTGAATGTGTATAGTATATACCATCCTCCGTTGACCCAGACACCTCGAGTGGGACGAACGTATAAATCAGAACAGGGTTGCCTTGCAACACATTAGTCATGTCAAGGTAATAATCTACGTCGGTCATCACGATAATATCGTCTCGTAAGAGCGAACTATCCTGGTAGGCCATTTGTAGATCCTTGGCACAATATATGGTACGGCACCCAGCATTCTGTAAACGCTGCTGTGTTGGACTGAGTTGGTAGTTGTAACTCCTTCGTCCAAGCATCATGCATGCTTGTTGCATGAACATGTTTGCTTTGCATCTAACACGCGCTGCGTTAGGGTGGCTGTGGTTTCTTGGTTGGCTGTGAGACATTCGCATTACGATGTCTTTGACCTGTTGTCTGTTGTCAGGTCCTAGTTTCGTGGATACTTTGTCAGTTATCCAACTGTAAACTTTATTGCCAATTCGTGTGTTGAATGCTGCTTGCTTGAGATCTTCGTTA